TTTTTTGTTTTTAAAATCTAAAGGTTCTTCTTGAATAGGAGTTCTTTTAGCACTACTAACACTTTGTACACCGTATTTACCTAGAATATTTTCCAACTGCTTTATACCTTCGTTAGATATATCTCCAGCGAATTTAATTCTATAGTTAAAAGTTTTTTCAAAACTTTCTGTTATAAATTGTTTAAAAGGTGTTTTCATAATCTCTCCTATGTAGTTATTTATCTTTTTTGTTTAAAATTTGAAGGATGTGGTTTCTGTCCATAACTCCTCCTTCGCTTTTAGATTCCGAACCTTCTGTTTGATCTAGTCTCATTTTGCGTATTTGTAAGTCAATCATTTTTAATTTTTTGTCAACTTTAGCATTTTTGCTGTCCATTGCTATTTGTAACATCTTACTTGCTGTTTCAAAAACTCTACCGGCATGAGCATCTTGCACATTCATACCTAAGTTCATAAGTTCGTCATAACTGTCTAGTGCCTTTTGTGCAATGTCTTCCATTTCATTGTCATGTGCTGTTAAATCTTTAACCTTAGGTAGTGCCGAATCTATTTTTTCAGCATTTGTAAGTGCCTCTTTAACTTCTACTTCTGTGATTTCTTTGCTTTGTTCTTTTGTATCAGCAGGTAACACGTCTTCTATAGGCGGTAAATTAAATTCTTCTTCCAGTTTGCGTGTCATAGTTGTATTTAGTTCTTTCTCTTCTTGGTGTTCATGTATATGTGATTCTCATTCAACACTCTAAAACGTACACCTTTGCGTTGACACCATTCATTTGCGGCTGTCCATTTTGCTAAATTAATAGCAACTTGTATTTTTTCTGCACTACTTCTTGCACTTTCCATTGTACTTTGACTGCCAGGTTTGATCTCAATTACTTCCATATGATTCTTGCCATTTTTATCAGTGTAAATTACTGTGAAGTCAGGCACATAAACTGTGTGCTTACCTGTCACAGGGTGTCTATATGGTATTTTGATATTTTCACTTGCCCATTGTGTAATGTTTGGATGGCTATCACACATGTTCATAAATGCTAATTCCCAACTGCTACGATAGTAAGGAGATTTTGCACCTGCATACTTATTTGGGTTTTGTGGTTCGAATGTGCCTTTGGCGTATTTTGCCATGTTACGCCCCTATAAGTAGGCGAACGTATTTGTCTGATGTAGTATTTACAGAATTTTGAAATCTTACTGAATTTGGTAAAGTATTATTGATAAGATTTAGTACATCATTGCTTATTGATATCTTGTTATCTTCTTTTGTATAAAGTGATAGTACATCAACTTCTGTGCTATCTGCGATTTCTTTTAATGTGATTGTATAAAAGTTTGCTAATTTGTCTGTCAAACCAGCACTTTTAAAATCTGCAAATACCTGTTCGATTTTATATCCGTCTAGGCCGTTTTTAACTGTGTTTGCCTGTGTTGTTAATTGTTTTATTTGCAGTACTTCAGGATTAATATTTAATTCTTCACCTGTTTTAGATATAATTTTGTAGGAGTTATTAGACTTATTTGTATCAAAATCTACTCCAAAATTTTTGTATATATTACTCATTAGTTTATATTAAACTTGTTAAGATTTTTATTGTTTTTCTTTAATAAGCCATCTGTGAGTTCATTTGCTTTTTTTCTTACAGCATTACGCACTAAATTACCAAAGAATCCAATTTCCTCTGGATCGGCCCCTGCTGTTTTAATTGATTCTAAACTGCCGCCATAGTCTTGTCTTTTTGCTGTATTTACAGCACTCAAATCTTTGGCTCTATTGCCGGCACGTTGAGATAACCCAAATAACCCTTTTACAATTCCTCTAAGTCTATCCCCTCCTGGATTAAATGGCGTTGACTTAGTATAATCCTCTATAGCCTCTTGTAAGAATGTACTTTCTTCGTCATAATCAAAATTTATAACAGGAGAATAGTGTAACTTTTCGTATTCGAATGAAAAGGTTATTTCTTGTGAACTTCCTGAGCCTGCATAATCTAGAGGCGTAAACGATACGTCACCAATCATTGGATTGACTGCTGTTGTACGTTGTACTGTTTGGCCGTGTATTTGATATACATGAATATTATTAAAAAATTGTGAATTTTTTGCATCATGCATGTCTATGCCATCAAATTGACTCATGTGGTCGCCTTCGTGTCTTATTAATTTACTATTATGTACGACACTATTCCAGTCTTGTATTTGACCACTTGCAATACCTGGTGTTGTTTGAGTATGTCTACCGTCGGTAAAATGATAGTTATAATATACTTGCCATAGTTCTTGCCATGTGCTTGATACATCATCATGTACCGTTACATTAAACGGCTTGAACTCTTTTGTTAGAATTACTGGAACATTTTTATTATATTTTGGTCTTTTTTCAATAGTCACAGCCATAGTTGGCATGTCTATTGTTTTAACCATTTGTGCTAAATCAAAAGGCCCAGTCGTGTTTAAAAACAATGCCTGCAATGTGGGGTTTAGTTCAAAATGAACTATATATTGAAACGGCAAGCGAGGGGGGTTACCGGAACTAAAACTACCAAGTTTACTACTTGCGTGTCTAGGTCCGGCTACATAAATCCCGTTTTTAACTTGTCCGCCGATTAACTCTTTCCAGAATTTTGCCATCGGTTCTCCCTATAGAATAGGCCTAAATTATACTCCAGTGCCTGGTGTTGCTGGTAGTGGTGATACTAATGGGAATGGATCACCTGCGGCAACTTTACCACCGAGTGTATTAGGTCCAGCCACATGTACCGCGTTATCGTATCTGACGGTCAAGTCTAATTGAACAATTTCGCTGGCATCATATGAATGATCACTATAGTTAACCTGTTGTAGCATACATCCTTCTAGTTCCCATTGCTCTGTTGGCTCAGCATTTGTACCATCTAAGACTTGGATAAGCATATCAAACTTGTAGTCTCCACCACTAACTGCGGTAGTTTGTTCGAAATGGTTAAATTGTCTTTGGATTTGCTGACCGACTAAAGCGGAAACTTGGTTAGTAATATCATCCCTTAAACTGAGATTAATCGCTTCCCATTGATGTTTACCTGATATATATGCACGAGAGTTATAACTGTGAACTTCAACTTCGTCAACATTAAATGTTGGTCTAGTTACACTCACGATGTTACTTGTGAACTCATCGGTTCTACCACCTGCTCCAAATCCAGTTACGAGTACACGGAATCTGTATTTGAGTTTAGGTTGTAAGATACCTAATCGAGCACCTTCAATAGGTACACCAAATTTATCTTTTGTTACTGCCATCTTTCGATCTCCTAATCACATGTTATACATGCTATTGCATTTATTTATCTCTTTTCGGCCAAAAATAAAGGGTGGAAAAATCCACCCTTTATAATTTTTAGAATAATCTTATTCTGAGCCTGTTTGACCAAGTGTTGACTGAATTCTAATCGGAATGTATATAAATTCAACTGCTTTAGTTGGCTGAATTGCTATATCCAAGTATAATTCGTTTTTATCAATCCTTGCAGGTGTGTTATTTGTGGTATCACAAACACTAATGAAGTCAAATAAACCTCTTAGTGTAACTAGTTCTGATAATAATTGATCAGCAACTCGTTTTACACCGGATCTTGTTATTCCATCGTTTGGTTCAAATAAGAAAGGCTTAACTGCGATATCTAATTGATATCTAATATAGTTTACAAGCCTTGCTACGTTGATTCTATCTAATGCACTTGCAGTTGGGTTAAGAGTTTTCTGCCCAAATACAACTAAGCCTCTTCCTGGGAAGTTTGCTATTGGATTAACTTTATTTGCATAAAGTGTATCTCTTTGTCCATTGTTAAGTGAAACTGGAACAAACTCGCCTGCTGTTCCGTCTACATAACCGACACTAGTTGCGTTTTGTACGATACCTCTTTGATACCCTGCTGGTGCAAACCATTGATATGCCACATTGTCATTGAATGCAAATGTTCTTAATGCAATATGTGAAGCCGGTACAGCCACACTAGCACCATCTAAGTTTGTTGTTAAACCTGATGGATAGTGTACTGAAACGTATGGATTACTTGTAATAAGTCCATCTTCACCGTTTTCACTTGCGTTATTGGCATTGGTTGCCCAATTTTTCATGCTTGTTGCATCTGATTTCAATCTCATTGGACTATCAGCAACAATAAATGCGACTTCTTTCTTATCTGTATTAAGAGTAACCATCTCATCTATTAATTCTGGATATCCAGGAGAGGAAATCAAGTTATAGAAATTAACTTCACTTCTTATTTCGCTATTGTTTGCTATTGCGGCCTGCAATGATTGTACAATAACTTTTCTCTGTGCTTTTCTACCCATGTAAGGTGAACCGTCTGCTTTATTGCCTGACTCACTTACCCATACATTAGTTAATGTTCCACCGCTGTATGCATATGATGTGTAGTATTTCTTAACGTTTTTACCACTGGCTCTAAAGTTCCATGCTAAAATACCAAATGGTACTGTTGCTGGTGCTATTGCGTCTGCGTCAACAGATGCTGAACCATATGATGCTAAATCTAAGAACTGAATACCGTCTGCAGACACTTGGTCTGTGTTATCAACTAGTATCCATACACTTGATTTTCTTTTGTAAATTTTTGGATAGTTTTCCAAATCATCTGAATCAACCCAAAGGTCGCCGTCCACTAAAGAACCGCCATCGCTTTGTGTTGTAGGCTCACTCGCCGCTACGTTTACATCGTAGTCTGCTGAGTATTTTGTCCATGTTGCAGTTCCGCCAACATTTTTGTTGTACCAAATGTCAACTGCTGAACTACTGTCATACCAAAGTTTACCTGTTATTAAGTCACCTACTGGTGCAGTAGTACCAAATTCATAGTTTTTACTATCAATTGTTGCAACTGTTCCAGTTACGTCTGCAACTTTAAAGTTACTGTAATTACCAGTAGCAATGTTTAAGTTTGTGAACACGTTAAATGCTACACCACCTACACTACCATTGAAAACATCAATGTCTTTACCGTCACTTGCTACTAATGTAATTTTTCCTGATACATTTGATGCTACAACATTTGTAGCACTTCCTGATGCTAATGCATCATTTATATCTTGAACCATGTCGTCAACACTTACATTACCGTCGCCACTTGTATCAGTATTAAATTTAACATCAATGTTTGATGCACTATTATTAATTTTCAATCTGATGCCGTAATCTGACCCACCAGTTTGTTGTGATATTGCTGTGTCGCTTAGTGCGGCTGAACTTTGTACTTGTAAACTGCTTTGACCATTATGTCTTCTTAAAGCAAATCTACCATGTACATCTGAATCAAGTTTATTACCTGAATCGTACTCTACAAAGAAAGTACCTGCATTTGGTGTAGCACCAATACTTGTACTTGCATAAGCACTTGCTGAATTGGCATAACCTTCTGCTGTTGTACTGACCCATGAAGCAGTAGATGTGTTATAAACTTTAAGTCCATATTTTAATCCACTTGCGGCTGATGTTGTTTGTACAATTAAATCACCACTTTGAAGAGCACTACTATCTTTTCGTGCAGTTGGTCTGTTTAAATGTGTAACAAACTGACAGTCTTTACCAGTGTTTG